AGGCGGTTAGCCTCGCGGCGCAGCTCCTGAATCCCGCTGGCTCCCGACGACAGCATTGGCACTAAGTTGACCCCTGTACGACCAAAAAGTTCCAATGCAATCGTGGCACGGTTCGCTGGGTTCTGAATGCGCGACAGCCTTTCGGCGATCAGCTCGAATTGCTGATCAGGTGACAAGCCGGTGAGAGTAGCGACGGTTAAGCCGAGCCGCGACAGGGTCCGCCTCGCCTGGACCGACCCGCGGGCGGCCTCGACGATCGTCCGGCTCATGGTGCGAAGTCCCTTTTCCAGCTCTTCCGCGCTGGCACCTGACTGTTGGGCAGCGTAGCGCAGCTCCGACAGAGCTTCGACCGCCACGCCGGTTCTGGCTGCCATCTTAGCCACGTCGTCGCCCATACCAACAAACAACTTAGCCGCACCCAGAAACGGAGCGGCGATGGTCATACCAAGCCCTGCAAGTTTCCCCCCCAACGCAGTGATACTCGCGCCGAACGCCTTCAGCCGAGCAGTGGCGACATTAAGCCCCTTGACAAATCGATTGTCCTTGACGAACAGCTCGACGTAAGCAGCACCGGCACGAATTCCCGAAGCTGCGGCCATCCTCACCTCCGATCCACGAAAACCTGCTTGAGGACCTCAATCGGCACCGTCTGGACCAGCGGCTCCTGCCGACTCTGGTAGGGGTTGAAATCAGCCGGCTTGTATGGCGTCGGCTTCCTGCGAGGATCACGGTGGCAATTGGCTATCAGCGCCAGGAGAACTGACGTGTGCTCCCAGCGTTCTCGACACCTCGCCTCGGCCATCAGGCAGAGTTCCCGGAGGGTGAAGGGGCCGGGGTCAAGTCCGAGGATGCCGGCGCAATGCCATACGAGCTGAGCAGCCTGTTCGCTTCGCGATCGGCGTCGAAGCTCTCCAAGACCTGTTCCGCTCGTCCCAGCAGCCGATCCCGAACCTTCCGGCTTTCGGCTACGATCTTCCGCAAGCTGCTCCGCACCCTCGCTTCGGGGAAAAAATCGATCAACTCCTCCACGAAGGCTTCCGTCGCCTGGTGGATCGCGTCACCAAACATCGCCCGGCCGAAGTCTTCGTCGCTCACCTTCCTGGCATCAGCCTCATCCTTGCACAGACAGTAAAGCACGTCCACGAGCTGAATAACATCCCCCAGCAACTCGCCCAGGCCCTTGAATCCGTCGTCAACCAGCTTGTAAATATCAACGTTCAGCATCCCGCGGACACGCTTGAGCGCCGCCACGTTAACGGTAATGGTCCAAATGCGCCCAGCGTTATCGGTGAAAGTACGCATAATTTGTTTACCGAATTAGCATCTCAATCGGCTTCACATCCAAGAAGTCCGTCGGCGCAGCCAGCATGCGACGGATCACTGTTGGTGACGCGCCCCAGACGTCGCCCTGGCCAGCGATGCGGGTGGTGCAGCAGACCGGAGAGAGCAGGCGCCCATCGGCATCGGTGATGATCCCACCACCACTGTCGCCGTGTGACACGCTTAGCCGATAGCGAAGCTGACCGTTTGCATCTTCACCGGCCAGCAGGACGCCGGATTCCCGATTGCCGGGCTTGTCCACCCCGTACCCACCGTGCCAGACTTGCGTTTGAATCGGCGGCACTACTTCAGCGACGAGGGCGAAAGGCAGATTGTCATAGTGCTCGGTCACCACGATCGCACAGTCCGCCTGCCGATTAATCGCGCTGACTATTCCCTGCAGAAAACGTCCGTCACGGGTCAAGATCTGCGCCGACTCACCGACCCGCCGAAAACAATGCGCGGCGCTGACCAGGTGCCAACGGCCATCGGAACGACGTGGTCCCACGATCGTCCCCGAGCAATACCCATTTTGCATGATAACCTTTACGATCGCGTTCCAGGGATCGGCCGTTGGCGGTGGCTCGGGTTCGGGCTTGGGCTCTGGTTTCGGCTGCGGGCGCGGCGGTTGTAGTAGACCACAGCCACCGACGTACAGAGCCATGCCGCCACCAAACAACGTCAATAGCGCAGTCAGCACTGCCGTAAGTAGCGCGGTCAAAATCGATCGCCACAACTCACGCACGGGATGACCTCCAGAATTAAGAACATTACGACACGACAAGCCAAACGGGTGGGTTCACCGCATACGTCGGCTTTAACGTGACACTCACCGTAACCACCTCGTCCAAAGGCTCGTTACGGGTAAAGTTCGTCACCATACACGTCGCTCGCAGGCCCTGCGAGCCAGTTGTCACGATGTCGCCATCCATGACCGCGAATTCTATGGCACCACGGTTCAAAAAAGCATCACGAATACTGGCGAAGTCATCGTTCGCCACGTCCCAGACCATCTCGAACTCGATGGAGGCGTCCTTGAGCGCAGCGACCGTGGCACGCCAACCAGCGTTTCCGCGCGTGGTCACGTCCGCCTCACTAACCTCCAATTTGAGCGTCAGGTCCTTGACGCTTTGAACGTGGTTCCACACCGGAGAGGCGTAAGTACCGGTGTTGCGATACAGCCGGGCATCGAGGCCGAGTTTAACTGCCATCAGAAGTCTCCTTAGTTAACGGACCGAATCGCGCCACAAGATGGGCAGCTTGGGCTTCTCTGCTTCCAGGGCCGGCTGCATAAACGGCCGAGGTCGGTAGTGCAGCCAGCGCATCTTGGTTTTAGTGCGACGACCCACCTCGCCACCATGTTCAAGCAACCGCGGTGCCTGCGAATCCGTCCGAATCAGGGTGGGACCTATCACCACACTTTTACGCTGCGGGTCGTAGGCGAACAGAATGAACTTCCGCAGCAGGCCCGTATGCGAATGCGGCGGCTGTCCAGGTAGGCTGGTCCCCTTCCGTTGGCGGATCGAGGTTTTGGCCCGCTGCCGCACGAACGCGCCGAACTTCGACAACACCTTCCGCGTGCCAGCGTCCACCGACCGCTTGACCTTCTCGCGATCGAAGAAGCTTCCTTTCGCTGCTTGGAAGGTCATGCCGATCACGCTTCACCTCCACACGCGATAGGTCAGCATAAGAAGACTCGTGAATTGGCGGAACTCTTCCAAGTGTTCCGTCGCATAAACCGGCTCATTGGCCACCTCGATACAACGGGCCTCCGGGAAACTCGCCAAAGACTGCGTACGGAGGTGGTCGCCGATCTCCTCCACCAGTTCCATGAGCGCATCGAGATTCCCCATTGTCGGCTCCACCTTGCGTTGAATAGCCACGTCGATCTTGAAGTCGAAGCTATACCGGCTGCGGTCGAGCGCTTTACTAGACGACCCGCGAGGCACGACACTGACGCGGAGTTCGGTCATTTCCGACAACTCAAAGACCGGCTGGTAGTGCCGCACGGCAACAAGCGGTTGGCTAAACGACCCGAAGTTCAGCTCCGCGACCACCGCGTCAGCTAATGCCAGAATCGTCGCAGGCACCGCTCACTCCTTGGGAATAAGAGCTCGCAGCACCTGTAACACCAGGTCATCGACCGGGGACTTAGTGGCCCTGACGATCTCGGTCAATGCGTCGGAGTGCAAGATCGCCTTTAAGATCGGCAACACCTCTCGAAAACCGGCCGGATCTTGGCGGTGCACACCCAAGAGTTGGCGCAGCAGTTCAAACATCATCACTCGACTCCCACCTGCTTTGTGTGAATCCGTAGTACTTTTCGGAACACATCAGACCACCGCCACGCGGGCTCCTTGCCGGGGGCCATGACTTCGTAAATGAAGGTCTTGGACCCCTGCGTCTCGCGGATGACATCCCCACGCTCAGGCAACGTCGGCGAACCGTCGATAACCAGGTCCGCAGCGTGGATCAAGAAGTCACGATCGGTCCACTCGATGCGCACGCCACCGTAACCGTCGTCAAGTTTGAGCAGTGTACGCCCGACCGTCGCCTGCACCGTGACCTCGTACGCCTCGCGGCGGTATACGACCGGCCGCGAGGCGTACGTCTTGAGCTGATCGGCGAGCCAGTCCAAGCCAGTTTGCAGCAGGTCGGTCATAACGGCCTCACTGGCTCATACGAACGCGCACCCTAGTGTCGGCGGAGGCCGCAGCACGGACTACCTTGCCGATCTGCTTGTTGCCAGTGGACGTGGCCGTCGCCACTTTGTTAGTGTTGTCCCAATACACGATGGCGCCGACCGCCAACGCGCCGCTCGCTTTCGCGAAGTCGAAGACGCCTTCGACAGCCAGAGCGCCGCGCTCGTTGGCTTTGATCGGCTGCGTGGCCACTCCGACCAGATCGCCCTGCACGACCACTTCGCCGGCGGCCACGTCCGCAGTCGGCGTGTAGTCGATTTGCGCTCCTTCGTGGACAAATACTGCGTTCATACCTCGTCTCCTTAGGCAGTCGCTTTCACGGCACCGCGATGGTCAATTCGCGCAACCCCAAAGTCCCAGTAGGCTCGCATCGACATCCCGAGGGTGTTGAACTCGGCGTCGCTTGTCTCAATGACTGGTTGGCGACGCCCATCAAGGTAAGCCACCTGAAACGCGGGTAGCACGGCCGGGTCGGCAAGTAAATACCAGGTCGTCGGCGATTGCCCGCTTCCAGTACCGCTCGACAAGTACGGGCTTGCCACCGGCTTATACCGATTGACGTAAGGGTTGCTGACCGGCGTGGATGGCTCATCGGGGATGTTCCCTTGGTTTAGGGTTATACTCACGTAAATCTGGAGCGCCAACGGCTCCAGTTCCGTAGGCACCAGCAAATACCGGCCTTCTGTGGCTAGCGGGTCGCCACTAGCGTCCTGCATCTTAGCCAGGGCGGCGCGCACACGACCCAGAGAGTCAACATTCAGAGCTGCGCTGGTAACACGGTTACCGCGAGCCGCCGTATAAAACGAATCAGTCGCCTCCATCACGACCGAGTAGAGCGCTCGCTCGATTGCAATTTTTGCACGACGGCCTAACTGCCCAACTAGCGACCTGAAGGCGCCAAGCTCGTCGTTTACAATCTGCTGCCGCGTCAGCGTCAACATAAGCCCGTAAGTTTCGAGCTTGTTCGAGTATTCGCTTTCGACCAATTGCCCGTGCTTAATTTCCCCGTCCGACGGGACAAGCGCGAATGAACCAGTCGCGTCCAGTCGGTAAAGTTTGTGCTGATGAAAGTTGCTGAAATCTTCCTGCTGGGCGATGATTTCGTAGGTTCCAGGCTGTGCTGTGAACGCTTCAAGAAGCAGCTTATTCGCCACGTTGCCAAGAATGCCCGGCAAATTGACGTTTGAAAACCCTGCTGCCTGTACTCGTTGATGCGCCACCAACGTGTCGTAAAACTCCCGACCACCGTGTGGCGCTGTGACTCCCGCAGATTCCAGGGCTAGGGCCAGGATACCGCGTAACCCTCGCCGGCGATAGGGCCAGGCTGCCGCGACCACTTGCTCGCCATAGTCACGGTCCTTAGCCAGAGATTCGTCAGATATACCGGCAGCCATGCACAGAGCGGCCTCAAGCACTGACTGCGTCACTTTCGGACCGCGATCGCGAGCTATCGGGGCACGCGGCCGCGTCGCCCGTAAGATCTCCAGCTCGGTCCTTTGTGCGTCCCAACCCTCCGCTTCCGCTTGCGCCGAGATTTTTTCAAGCGCTTCAATATCAGCACCGCGAGTCGAAGCTGCTTCCTCAACCAATGCCCGAATAGCAGCGACCCGCTCTCGCTCGCGCTTCGCCCGGGCGATGACCTCGGACGCGGTGAAGTTGTCGTCGTTCATACTATTCTCCTGACGATGAGGAACGTTAATGTGTGAGACTTCCGGTGCAGCTGCAGCTACGGCGACGGAGGTGCGGCCGTCCGCTCCGAGATCGACAAAACTGATCTCGCCAAGAGTCGCCTTACGAACTACGTTGAGCGGACCCATGAGCGTCTGCCCGTTAACCACGACCTTTTGGTTCTCCCTGACCAACTCGAACTCCTCGACGGAGGCGCCGACCGAAGCCTGCCAAGGAAAACCATTCTTGGCCGACACGACCACCTCGCGGGCCACAGGCGTATCCCGAGACACCACCCCTGTCGCTACGAGCTGGCCGTCTTCAATACGAATAGACTCAGTATGTCCAACCCCCGATAATGGATCGTGACCAAACCGAATCGGTCGCGCTTGCGATGGGATTGCCAATCCGGCCAGGTCAATGACGACTGGATAGCGCCAGCCAGCAACCCGCATCGGCACCCCGGTATACGCCACCATGCGGAAACGCGGTAAGGCAGCTTCTCCCTCGCCGGCAGCTTCCACGTCGAGGGTAGCCGAGGCTTCTAGCCGCAGTTGTTGTGGCTGGTCGCCGATCTCACTGGACGACTTCATCGTCGGGCTCCTCTTCGGTGCTCGTACTTAGTGGGACCTGCGCCAACCCCAGCTCCTTCACCAACGCCACTTCCTTGGCCCGCTGACGCAGAGCCTCTTCCCAGTCCCGACCCTGCCTGGCATATTCGTATGCAAGCGTGGTTGTGTGGTTAGCCAAGCGAATAGCCTGCGCCGAAGCTTCCTTGGCCGGATCGACATGCTCGTGACCGTCCCAAAACCACTGATGGGGCCAATCCACGAACGGACCAAGTTCAGCGGGTAGGAGGCCTGGAATCAACGCGGCCTCGTCGAGCCACGCGGCCAGAATGCGATCAAGGACGACGCTTTCGAGATGCGCCTGCTCGACCCGAATAGACTTGAAGTACGTCTGATGGTCAAGCCGGCCGGAGGCATAGTTATAGCCGCTACTGTTGCCCGCCGCGACGTTGAACGGCATGTTCAGGCAGCGTGCGATTTCGTTCAGTATCTCGTGCTTGAACTCAGCGTATCCCGTCGAAGGTTGCTCCGCTTGCAGCTGGCTCATCTTCCAGCCGCCGGGCATGGTGATGAGCGCCCGCTTCTCCAACTCAATCGGCTCAAACGGCTCGGCCGCATCCGCCTCGCCGCCTGCCGGCGCGTCGGTGTAGAGGATGCCGGCGAAGTCCGCAGCGGTCTCGGCAGCGGCGATCACGGCCAACGTGAAGCGCCGCAGCTGGGCGAACAATGGCAGCGCCGGCATGATGTCCGGGATACCGCGGGCCTGGCCCGGCCTGTCGGCGCGGAACCAGTGAATGACGGCCGCGGCTGGGACCCTTTCGTATTCTTGTGAGATGCTGCTATAGCTGTCGCCTGGGTGGTCTTTAAGGATGTGGTATTCGACCGGGTTACCGGCCGAGTCGAAGACAATGCCATCGACGAACACATCGAGTCGCTGGTCCGGCGTCGTCACCTGGTCGGCCTCGACGAGGCGCAGGTCAAGCTGCACCGGCGTGGGTAGCTTTGGGTTGCTGATCAGGACAGCAAAGGCCTCGCCGTCCTGCGCCCGGGCCATGCGCATGGTGCGAAGCTTCTCAGCGAGTCCGACAGCCTTGGCCCAGGCCGCGAACTCACGCTCAATGCGGGTGTTGGCCTCGCCATCCGCGGTGAGCAGTTGTAGGCGAGGGCCGGTACCAACCACATCATTCGCAAGTGTGAGCACGATACCGCGGGCATAGCTATTATTGGCGACCTCGTAGCGGGCGCGATTGCGGAGGACACGACGCACCTCGGCGCTGTTGGCAGCGTTGGCCGACAGCCCGTCCGCATTAGCCCAGTGCCGGCGGTTGTCATCCGTGGTCACAGCGGCGTCGTACCGACCGCGCACGACCCGAACGATCCGACCCTTGTGCGGTCGGGTCGGCTTGATGCCCCAGAGGTTCGTCAGCCAGCGGAACATTCAATCGGCACCCGGTGGAACAATCTTGGTGAAACGTAAGCCGCGACGCGGCTTCTTCACGGCGTCCTTGGAGGCGAGGTAGCGATCGACCTCGATCTGCTCGGCAAGCTTGTGCTGCTCAACCGAGCCAGCGTCGCCGGAGGCCTTAGCCGGCCCCTTCGCGTTTTGTTCTATGGCGTCGCTGAGGTCTTCGGGCATGAATGCATCCTCCTACTTGTGTTTTAATACAGGCGAGTAGACACGTGAAACACAAGCGAGCCCATTTCGATTGAAAACGTTACAGATATGTAATGATCAGCTACCGCTCACGGGTGACCCAACGGCGGCCGCAGGCCCGGCATTCGCGTAGTCGCAACGTGTACCCGAGGCGGTGGCGGGTATAGACCACGTAGCTGTGCCGACAGCCACAACGGGGGCAAATAACTCCTCGTGGTGGCTGTTGCCCAGTGGTCATCGGCGGCTCCGTTGCAGTGCAGCAAAACTGATCCGACCGCTGGTCTTTGGCGGCTCCCGCCTTTCTACACTCGGGAGCGAACAGCCCTGCATTGACGCCGCTACAGCACAACCTACCAAACAATCGAACCAGTGATTGTCGCCCCGCTCGGGGCGAAGCTTCCATTCATCGACCGTGCGACCACGACCCTCGGTCCTCACCCGGTACTCGGCTGTCAGGTGCTCTACAAAGAGACGATGCGTCTCTGGCTTGTCGCCGAAGAGTGATAGACAACCCCGGCCGCCCATCGGTACAGCCAGGCGAGCGTAAACGAAGGACTTCCAATAGTTTGTGTCGTAGACTACGTGGCGCACGGCACGCCTGCCGTGGACGTTCGGTATCCGCCAGTGGTGGCCGACCCGGTCACCAGGATGCCGGCGGTACTCACTAAAAGGCAACGAAGACGCTCCCACGAACCGACCATGACTCGGCATTACCACCGAGGCGTGCGCCGACTGCCGGCAGAACTGATAAATCACTTCCGTCGAAGAGCCCCAATTAGCGTCGATCAAGCAGCGTTCGACGCGCATGTCCGCGCCGTCGTCGCGCCGCCAGGAGCGACCAAGGAGGTCGATAGTCAACTTCTCCAGACCCGTATAGAGCGCTCCTTCTAGCCCTGCCGCGCCAGTCACGCCTCCCAAAGTAATACGGGCATCGCGAAGTGTGAAGTAGGACCGCTGCTGGTCGGGAAAGGTGCCGTAGTCGATAACGTAGCCGGTGAAATCGTCCTCCCAGGCCGCCACGACGTAGAAGAGCAAGTTGGCCTGCACGTCGATGAACGCGGTGACGTGGTTGCAGCCGACCGGCACGTCGCCACGTTTCATCCGGTTCAGCTTGCCGGCGATCTGCTCGATAGTCAGCTCATTCTCACTGACGACCTTCTCTGGCAACGGCTCGTTCTGGTATTCCGCGAAGAACGCGGCCTCGTCCTGAAGCTTGAGGTTCATGGCATGCTGGATCGCCGACAACTCGTCGTGGTTGAAGCGCTCGGGCCAGGCAATGACGGCTCCCTCATCCATCGCCGCACGGTTGGCTCGGTAGAACTCTGTCGCCTCTTCACCACGACCGCCACGCCGAAAACTTTCAGTGCGCAACGCCGCATACTGCTGCCACAGCTTCTCGTTGACCGGAAAGGCGTAGACCATCTTGGTACGCTCGCCATTCCACTCCGGATGCTTGTCACGATTTAAGATGTTGTCAGCCATGTCGCCTGGGCGAATGACAGTGCATGGCATGATGCCAGAGATTTTTTGCCCTGGACCGGCCAGGCCGAGGATAGCTCCAGCCAAAATACGTTCGCGCGCAGCACACTGCGACAGCGACCTTGCCGATTCGTCAGTCTGAGGATCGTCTATGACGACGAGGCTTGGTCGAACTGTCTTGCCATCGGATCGTTTACGTTTCATGCCACGAATGCGGCCAGTGATGCCAGCGACCTTGAGGCAAGCGCCAGAAGCTTTGCTGCCAGGGATTGTCGGCAATACGACTTCGCTAGCCGTCCAGCTGATATGCGTCCTCTCACCCTGGTAAAGTTGCCCATTACACCGGTTGGCGATCCCGTCGAGACGCTGAATCGGGTAAACCACCTCAGGGAAGTCTTCTAATATGAGCTCGTTACCTTCTAGCTCCGTCTTTATCGCTGCAAGCATTTCCTCCGCATGGACCTCGCTTGCGCCGATCAATACCACGAACTCGCGGTGGCCGTAGAGAACAGCCCAAAGACATGCGCATTCGCAAATCGTCGTCTTGCCGCTGCCGCGAGGCATGGCCATAGCGAACAAGCCGCCGCGAAGAACGGCCTGCTCGATCTTGGCAATAATCTTTAAGTGGTCCTGCGACCAGGGCAGGTGGAATGTGAGCGGGAAGTAGCTGTCGCAAAAAAATTGGAAGTCCCCAGACGC